ACTTGGACGTCGTAGATGACGATCGGCGGGAGGCCGTAGCGGGCGCGGACGGCGTCGACCTCGAGCGGGGACAGCGTGGTGCCCGGGTTGTTCGCGGCGTTCTGCCCGTAGAACGCGATCTGGTACTCCGCGTTCGCCGCGAGCATCGAGCGGGCGCGGCGGGAGGTGACGACCTCGCGCGGCGCGGGGGCGCCGGAGTCGATGAGGTAGTCGATCCAGGCCCGCTCGTCCGACAGGGGGGTGGCGGTGGGCTGGTCCCACAGAACGGCCGCGGTCGGCATGTTCAGGGCGGGGACGTTCCAGTTGACGTCCAGGCCCAGGCCCGGCAGGGTCACGCTGCCGGTGGCCAGGAGCTGGCCGGCGGCGAGTTCCTGCGCGGTCTGGATGGACTCCACGTGCCGCTCGACGTCCGAGTACAGGAGGTCGATGTAGGCCTGGGTGTCGGCGCCGCGGCCGACGTCGAGGAGGATCTGGTCCATTTCGGAGACGGCGAGGGTCTGGCCGAGGGCGGGCAGCATGCCCTCGTTGACGACGCGCTCGGCCTGGCGCTTGGCCATGGCGGTCGGCGCGTCGTAGGCCCGGAACTTGGCGGCGTTGACGCGGCGCTTCGCGGACGTGGTGCGGAACTTGACGCCCTGGATCTGCGTCTCGGGCAGGACCTCGCGGGTCAGGCGGTAGTTCGCCGGGGTGTCCATCTGCCGGGCGAAGACCGTCAGGTCGGCGGCGTTGGTGTCGCGCAGAAGGAGCTCAAGGGCTTCCATCGTCTGCTCCTCCTACTAGCGGTAGTGGATGTTGACGCCGGGCGCGGTGGCGGCGACGTCGGTGGGGTCGAACGGGACCGGGCACTGGTCGGCGAAGACCTCGCCGTGCCAGAGCAGTGCGCCGCCGGCCTTGGTGCTGCCGGGGTTGAAGCTGATCTCGGAGACGAGGAACCCGGCGAGGGTCTCGGTGCCGTCGGTCGCGGATGCTCCGCCGCCCGCGGTGGTGGTGGCGATGGCCACGGCGGGGCTGGATCCGCCGGTCAGGGAGGCGGTGCCGGTCATCGCGGGCTGGTCGTCGCCCAGGTACTGGCCGCCGAACGTGACCACGATCGCCGTGCCGGGGTGCGGGCCGCCGGAGACGGCGACGTCACCGATGTTGATGTTGGACAGCGCCTCGAGGGCGGCCTTCACCTGCGCCGCTGTCGCGTTGTAGGGGATCGCGGCGGTGGTCTGACCGGACCAGGTCAGCGTGTAGGTGCCGCCGGTGGGGGTGCCGGTGACGGTGACGGTCTGCACCTCGGACCGGGGACCCGAGTACGGGGCGTACAGCCCGGACGCGGTGACCTTGCCCAGCGGGATGCCGGACTTCATGACGTTGCGGCCCTGAAGGACCGGGTTCGCGGAGACCGCGTAGTGCGTGCCCTGCGTGAACTTGCTCAGGTCGAGCGCGATGGTGTTGGTGTCCTGGACTCCTACCAGGGACGCGAGCCACGGCCGGTCGGCGGTGACGCTGTCCGTGTAGGAGTAGGGCTGGAAGTCGTTCACGGCCTTCTCCTGGTGTAAAGCGGCGTGCGGTGACAGCAGCACCGTGCGGTGCGCGTCCACGAGGAGAGGGCGTGGTCCCGTTGTCCCGGCCCCCGGTGAAGGGGGCCGGCGGTCTATGCGGTGGCGCGTTGGTGGCCGCGCAGGCGGGCCATTTCGCGTCCTCGGTCGCCGGGCTTGCCGGTGGCCGTCTGTCGGGAGGGCGGGCCGCCCGCGGGTGCGCCGCCGGGCGCCGGGGGAAGCTGGGTGGCGGGCGGGACGTTGGTGGGTGCGACGCCGAACAGTTCGGGGCGGCGTTCCCTCAGCTTCGTGGCTGCCTCAGTGACGGCGGCGTCGTCCGCGTCGTCGGGGACCCGCAGGAGGGCTGCGGCGTCCTCGAGGTCGTCGCCGGTGGCGCCGAGCCCGACGAGGGTGGCGCGCCGGTTGGCGTTCCGCTCCCGGGCGATGGCCGCCTTCTCGCGGGCGTCGGCTGCCGCTTCGCGGTCGGCAAGCGCCTTCTCCCGCTTCTGCTGCTCGGAGAGCTGGGCTTCCTCCGCCTTGCGGGCGGCGACGATGAACGCCTCGGCGTCCTCGATGCTGCTGAAGCCGTACTTCTCGGCGAACTCCCGGGCGGCCGCGCGCTTGCCCTGGGACTTCTCGCGGGCGGCGAGCGCATCGACTTCGGCCTGGGTGAAGGTGCGGGAGGCGGGCGGGCCCGGCTTGGGAGGATCGGCGGCCGGCGGTTCTGTGGCGGGCGGTTCGCCGCCGCCGTCGTTGTAGAAGACGGCGAGGCCGGCAACGCCGGTGTACGGGTGGGCCCAGCCGGTGCGGGCGCGAGGTCCGCGGGCGACCGGTCCGAAGCTGTTCTGCGCGGGGCGACGCATGTGTACAAGTCCTCCCAGACTCGTTCCAGGCCCCGCGCCTGAGATCAAGGACACCACAGATGTCACTCGGTGTTCCCCCCGCTCCCCTGCTGCCCCTGCGGGTCCTCCTCCAGGGCCGGGTCCGTGTCGTCCGCGGGGAGGCCGGGCAGGGTGGGTGCGGGCGGTGTCGGGTCGGGGTTCAGGTCGATGCCGAGGAAGTCCCCGACCGCACCGGTGTCCCCGGTGGCGTCGGCCAGCGCGCGGGCTTTCTCGAACTGCCGGGACTGGATCCGCTCGATTTCCTCGCCCACGTCTTCGATGGGGAACCCTGCCTCGACCAGCATCTTCATCGCGGTCTCCAGGGAGATGACCTTGTCGACGCTGTTGGTGACCTGCTCGAGGATGGCGGCCTTGTCGGTGGGCGTGTACGGGCCGAACACCAGCTTCGCGGGCAGCACCTGGACGCCTGCCCAGTCGGGGTGCTGCCCGGCCAGGTTCAGGCGCTGCACCATCTTCAGGAGCAGCGCGTACTTGTGGTCGCGGGCCAGGCGCATCCCGCCGATGAGGGAGTCGAGTGGGCCGAGGCTGACCTGCATCGCGAATCCGGAGGGGACCTTGGACGGGTCGAGGGTGCCCAGGGCGACGGCGGGAAGGCGGGCGACGTTCGCGGCGCGGTCGGCGAGGTCGTGGCGGTGGTCGCGGAGTTCGCGCAGGGCGGGGCTGGTGTCGACGGTGAACAGCTTGCCGTCCTGGCCGAGTTTGAGGACGGCGCCGGGGCCGATCTGGTACTCGCTGCGGTCGGTGCCCGCGCCGGCGATGCCGACCATGGGCAGGCCGGTGGTGGCCGATGCGCGCGCGGAGTCGGTGTCCGAGCCCTGGAGTTCGTCGAAGACCTGCAAGACCTTCGCCAGGGACGACTGGCCCCAGTGCTCCTCGGCCGGCGGTACCGTGTTGGGGACGTGGAGGACCGGAATGAAGTCGAGCATCAGGTCGAGGTGGTCGAGGACCTCGCCGTCGCCGCGGGTCGCGAACGTTGCCGACCCGAGCGGCAGGGTGTCGACGTCGATGTCGCCCTTGAGGTCGCCGATGTTCCAGGTGGCGTCGGTGAGGTAGCAGGTGATGCCGGACGGGGCGTCGTTCCACGCGTACTGGCGGGTGATGCCGCCGGTGGCGGGGTCGATGACGTCGCCGCGGCCGATTGCCGGCACCAGTTCCCCGTCCGGGCCCTCCGCGGTGACAGGAGCGCGGACGGCCCTCTTTCCGGATTCGTCGATGCCGGTGGCGGTGGCCGGGCCGATCGGTCCGAGCTCGTAGGTGATGCGCCGCAGCCGGGGCTTCAGGCCGCGCTTGGTGTCCTCGGGTAGCTCCCACGCGAAGTGGATCCGGTCGGGGTACTCGCCGCCGTCGTCGTCCTCCCCGATGATCGGGAAATAGAAGCCGGGGTCGGTGACCCGGAGGGTGACGCGCTGCTTGCCCGGGTCCCAGGCCAGCCGGTACACGCCGTCGCCGAGGGAGACGGCCTTGCGTTCGGCCTGCTGCATCCGCATCGGCAGGAGTTCGGCCTCTGCCCACTCACGCAGCAGGTCCTGGACCTTTTCGGCGGCCGCAGTCTCCGGATCGGGTTCGCCGTCGCCGTCGCCGTCGTGTTCGGCGCCGGGGACGGCGATGTGCTGCTCGCGGCCCAGGACGTGGGCCAGGAGCGTGTCGATGAACATGGACGGGTCGCCGAACTCGCGCCGGTCCGCGGCCTCGGGTCCGTCGACAACGGAGGCGATCTCGGCGGCCTGGTTGTTGTCGTAGGCCGCGAGGAGTTTGTAGGCGGCGAGGCGGCGGGCGTCCTGGTCCGGGACCCACATGGCCTGGGCTTCGGGGAACACGCGCCGGTTCGGCATCCCCTGGGGGTCGCTGAAGACGGGCTTGTAGTTCAGCCACGACCAGCCGTCAATGATGAGCGCCCTGGTGGTCGCGATGAGGCCCACGAAGAGTTCCCTCCGTCTTCAGGCCCCGCGCCTGTGATCAGCGTACGGGCAGGGTGGAGTCGGGTTCCCCCGGCTGTTCGGGCAGCGGCACCGTGCGGCGGCCGCCGTCGTAGTCGACGGCGTGCCCTGCGGTGACGAGGTCGCTGTTGAGGACGTGGGAGTCGGCGACGATCGTGGCGAGCAGCCGACCGAATTTCTCGCGCCGGTCCTTGACCGTGCGGATCAGCAGGTCGGGGCCGTGCTCGGCGATCCATGCGGTGGTGTAGGCGGTGGCGTCGGTTCCACCGACAGTTCCGTGCTCGGGGCAGTTGATGCCGAGGAGACGGATCCGCTGCCGAGTGTGGATATCGAAGCCGACGTCCACGAGAACGTCCAGGGTGTCGCCGTCCACGATCTTCACGAGGCGGGCGGTGTATTCGTACACGGGGTGTCTCCCAGGGGGTTAGCGGCGGCCGCGGAGGCGCTGGTCGGTGTAGTGCCGGGTGCCGAGGCCTTCCTGGGCGGGGTCGGCGAGCTCGGTCATCGCATGGACGGCGGCGTCCATGCGGTCGGGTGAGTCCATGCCGGGGATCCAGGTGACCATCTGGCCCTCCAGGCGGGGGAACTCGCCGAGGTGGTGGACGAGGCCTTGGGCGTAGAGCTGGGCAATCGGCTCGGCGCGCAGGCGTTTGCCCTGCTTGGCGTGCACCTCGATGATCGACGGCATGAGCAGGCCCTTGGTCTCCCCCTGCTGGGCAAGGGTCTTCCACGCCTGCCGGATGATCTGCTGGG